GGGGTGAAGATGGTTATATTAGGATTTTGAGAAATAGTGATAATGATTATGGTATGTGCGGCATCGCAAGTCAACCATCTATTCCTATAGTATAGTTAAAATAATTTCATTAGTCTAAAAATCCCTACATTCATATCTTTCATGAAAAGGAACTTTTGATATTATCTGAACATTAAGTGTATCATTATAACTCTTTGCATAAATCACCTTATTCTCTTTTAATTTAGGAGTAAAATCTCTACATTCATATTTATTCTTAATCATTCTTGTCTGAGGAATACAACGAAGATTAACATACTTCATTATATTCATCATTCGCATATAAGAACCCGTTTTTATTACTTATAATATAGAAATAATTATTTAAGTAAAATTTGATATATAATTATATCTTAATTATAATAAACTATAACAAACTATAATAAAAAAATGGATACACTATTGCTTGTTGAGTCACCAGCAAAAGCACGAAAGATTCAATCATATGTTCCTAAGAATATTAAGGTCATGGCTACTTTCGGTCATATTATAGATTTGCCGAAAAAAGAATTGGGGATAGATATTGATGACAACTTCAGACCTAAATATGAAGTTCTATCAGATAAACGATCTAAAGTTTCAGAAATTAAAAAGATGGGTAAAGGAAAAAGAATATTGTTAGCAGCTGATGCGGATAGAGAAGGTGATGCTATTGCGTGGCATAGTGGTAATCTGTTCAAGCTAAACTATAGCGAAAAGAATCGTATCACATTTAATGAGATTTCTAAAAGAGCAATACTAAACTCATTAGAGAATATTCATCATCTTGATATGAACTCTGTGAATGCGCAGCAAGCTAGAAGATGTATTGATAGATTGATAGGATATTCACTATCACCTCTACTTTGGAAACATATCAATACAAAAGAGAAAGGTCTATCGGCTGGTAGAGTTCAAAGTGCTCTTTTGGGATTGATAAAGAAAAGAGAAGATGAAATTGAAAATCATGATCCAGAATTAATTTACGATATCAAAGGTAAAATGTACAGCAATGATAAGAGAGATATTGAAACAGTTTATCTTTTATCGGATAGTTTAGAAGAAATAGATATTGAAGAAATCTACAATTTATTTATCAAAAACAGATTGTTTCATGTAACAACAACGAAAGAAAGAAAAGAAAAGGTATATCCGAAACCACCTCTAATAACCTCTACACTACAGCAAAGCGCACAACAGACAATGGGTCTATCACCTAAGAGCACTATGAGTATCGCTCAGAAACTATATGAGAATGGTCTTATAACTTATATGAGAACTGATTCAACAGAAATGTCTCAAGATTTTAAACAACTATTGAAACGCAGTATTACATCTAGATTCGGTGAAGAATATTATAAATCATCTGTTAAAAAGAAAGTTAAAGGAGCACAAGATGCTCACGAATGTATCAGACCAACAGGATTAGATAATGTTTTAGATCCCAAAAAGTTTAATGAGTTAGAAATTAAACTTTATAATCTTATTCTTCAAAGAACCTATGAGAGTCAAATGAAACCAGCTGTATATGATGTCCACGATATTTATCTTACAACTGAAGAAACTGTGAAATATGGTTCATTCTTAGAAAGGTGTAAATATTTAACATATTTGGGATTCTTAATATATTGTGGTAATCATGAGGTAGAAAAGGTCCAACATAATAAGACAAAATATGCAAGATTACTAACTTGTGTTACGAAAGAAAAGATTCATAATACTCCCCAAAACTATGATGAATCTACTATTGTTAAGAAGATGGAAACCTCGGGAATAGGAAGACCCTCAACATATGCTTCATCTATTTCAACGATACTTGATCGAAAGTATGTTACAAAAAAGAATATTGAAGGTAAGAGTGTTGAAGAAGATATATGCACTCTTTTAGAGGACAATAGTATAATGAATGAGAGTAATCAGAGCATTACTCCTCTACAAAAGAACAGAATAGTATTAACTGATTTAGGAATAGATGTTTTAAACTATCTTTCAAAGAATATAAATGTAATTGTAACTACAAAATACACATCAGATATTGAGAATGATTTGGATAAGATTGCTTCAGGGAAGAAGGACTGGATTAGTGTTATCAGAAAGGTTTATGAACTATTAAATCCAATAGTTATGGAACAAAAATCTATGAAAAGAATATCAACTGATTTTCAAAGAGATGATAGTTTAAATATCAAGAGTGGTAAATATGGTCCATATGTAAACTATAAAAATAAGAATATAGGATTAACTAATTATCTTACATTTACAAAAAAGAAATTAAAAGATATTACTGTAGAAGATATTGAATATCTTAGTAAATATCCAAGAGTATTAGGGAATCATAAGGGTAAAGAAATAAAACTCAGTTTTGGTCCTTATGGAGAATATATTCAGTATAACAAAAAGTTTTATAAGATTCCTAAAGATAAAGATGTAGAGAAAGATTATTTAGAGATTATTCTATCTTTGTAGTCTTTTCCACTTCAACTTTATCGCATTCATCATTCTTCTCTTCAGAATTGTTCTCACTATCAGTTCTAACTTCTTTCCAACCATCTGAAGAAGTATCAGATGATTTCTCTTCAGTATTATCATTATAAATAAGATTAGGATTAACTTCTCCTGTTTCATCATTCTTTTCTTCTTCAAGAAAATTAGTAATATTTTTTATTTCTTTCAATGATTCTTCTTTCGTAGTAGAATCTTTATCATCTATTTCTTGTAAAAACTCATTTAAATCTTTTTGTTCAAAGATCTCTTTTACATCTTTTACATCATTCGATATTCTGTATAAAAATCTTTCAATATCATTTAATTTTCTAATTTTTACAGATTCATTTATTACAAGGTATCCTAATAATCCTAACATAAAACCATTTATTACACGTCCAAAGAGCATCATTTATATATATATTTATGATAGATTCTATCCTTTAACTAAATTTGATATAAGATTATATTATCTATAGTAATACAATATATGATACAAAATGCCAACAATGAGTATCGCTCTCGCAAAATCCATTTCAACATCTCGATGTATTGAGACACAAGGATACAATTTAAGGAGACACGTTATAACACCTATTCCTCAAAAGAAATCAAAAAAGAAAAACAAACAGAATATTTTATGTAAAAGATTTAAAGATTATATAAGTAAGTTTTAATAATCATCATCACCTGCATCTGCAAATAAAGTAGGCTCACTATTGATTTTATCATTTATTTCCATATCAATGTTCTTCTTTTCTAATAAAGAAGATATATCTTCTTTATCTTTCTCTGTTAATTTATTATCCTCTTCTGTGAAATAGGAAGAAAGTCGGGAAAGTAATGACTCACTTTCATCTTTATCATCACCTGTATCTTCTCTTATAACATATTTTTTTATGGTTTCATCTTCATCTTCTTCTTCTGAGCTTTCTTCAAGATTTTCAGGTTCATAAATATCATTAATATGATTTTGAGTATCTAATCCAGAAACAAACTCTTTCATTACAGTATTATTTTCATCAGCAATTTTCTTTAGCTCATTCATTTTATGCTCTATGTAATCTAATTCTTTAAGGATTAAATTATTAATAAGAGTATAATTTGTAAATACAGTCTGAATATTTTTAGGAATACCTATACTATTTCTATCATTTAAATAATATGTAATAGGTGATTCATTTGATCCCTTAAAAAACTTCATATATTCTGATTTATTTTTCATACCCAAATCCATTAATAAATGAATATGTTTTGGATCAATTTTCTCTTTTATCTTTTTTAATAATTCCATGTGTCCTTCAATTCTATTTTTACATTTTGTACTTCTTTGATATAAGTATCTAATATCTCTATCTGTATCTTCTGAATATTCTAATACACCATTCTCATTATTTTCTCTCTTTCGTTTTAAAATTTCTTCTAATTCACTTATTTTCTTTTTTGTTTCAGTTGTTTCATTGGATTCATTCGTTAATTTAGAATAATCAAATAATTCACTCTGATCTATATCTTCATCATCATCAATATCACTATGAAATATTTCATATGGAGAAACATCTCTTCTCCATTCTTTTATAGAAGAATCTACTAAATGTTTTACAAATGAATTATCTTCTATTAATTTACTTGTTTCATCTTTTATAGAACTTCTTAAACCACTTAACATTTTTATGAATGATATTTTATCTTTCTTCGAATTATTTAAAAGATGATCTACAAATAGCATTTCTACTCTTTTATCACCCAATCTATTCTCTAATGTTAGAGGATGATGAACATCAATATCTCCATTGCAACATCCTTTTACTAATTCACTTGTAGGGTAATAGATTAATTCATCATTCATATTAACTTACTTATAGTATATCTTATTATATTTTTTTCAGTAGCCCGACGAATACTACAAACTCATTTTCTTTTTTTAACATATTTTGTATAACCTTACCACTTTTATGTGCTCCAATAGAACTGAATAAATCCATTGGTGATTGAGGATATTTCTTAGAATCTTTGTAATGATTATTGGCTTTTATTCCCTTCATAAGATTATCTTTCCCTCCCGGGTGTTTAGTTAACCATTTTTTTACATCATATATCTTTTTCATGTCATTTAACTCTAAGACTATCCAAGTTTTTTGTTTTAAGACTTCCTCTATACTATAAAGCTTTACTTTCTTATCTGTTATTTTTTTTGGAATATCTCTTTTATAATTACTATCTAATTTTTCTAGAACATCATAGCATACATCTAAACATCCTTCCACCCAACACTGATGCATACAATATGATTCATTCGCTATGAATATTTTAGGAGAAATCTCAATAATTTTTTCATATTCACTCTTTATATTTATACCAGCTTTCCACATATGAACTCCTTCATCCCAATAAGCACACTTTATCTTTAATGGTTTAGGTGGTTCAATCTTAAACAATCTTTTTATTTCTTCGTGAATCTTTTTTACAAGAATATTATTCCCCAATTTTACCAAATCATTCCACATTCTCGCATCATCACCATCAGTATAAGATATCATAATAGTTCCTTCATCATAATTAATGGGAATAATATGTCTTATATATTTGTCTGTAATTGTTCTTTTTATATTCTTAAACCAAGGTTTATCATTATTATCTAAGGGATATTTCATATATATACGCAATAAAGGGATAGGTATAACTGAGTTTAATGATAGATTATCTCTAAAGAAGCTCATCCTTTGTAATGGTTTTTGAGGAATACATAAACTTAATTTTTTATAATAATATTTTGTCCTTTTACAAAGAACAAAATTGTGTCCAATTTCATCTACTTCAGTATTCATTTTTATCTCAACATTATCTTTAAACGAATCTTTCATTTTTTCTATAATAGATTCATAACCATTTTTTAAAATGTAATAAGTGCTCTTTTTTAAGAGATCTTTTCCAAACATTTTAAGCATTGCATGAGCATTCAAATGAATAAACTCTGAATCATATCCAAACATATCTTGATAGATATGAGAAACATCTTCTCCTAAGATATCATAACAAAGTTGTCTGTAAGTAATCCCTTGTAAATATTTCTTACTGAAATCTTTAGATTTACTCAGTATTTTCTTATGAAGAGATTCCATATTAACTTTATCTTTCATTTTGTAAACTATATCATCATCGCTCGGTAGTTCAATCATATCTTTAGTTAATTCTAATTCATTTACAAGTGTTAGAACTTTTTCATGAGTACTACTGAACCTTGCACCTCCTAATTCTACATTAAATCCTTTTTCTCTATGTAATAGTAATTTACCTCCTAAACGATTACTACTTTCTATAAGTAAGATGGATCTACCACTCTCCTGTAATTTGTAAGTTAAGAATACACCCGAAATACCTCCTCCAACTACTATATAATCATAACTCATTTATGATTATATAGATAAAATATAAGATTAAGATAAACTAAATAAGAAGATAATATTTATTTTTCATATTTGTAAGAGTATTCTATATCTCCTTTGATATTGTAAAAATTATAAATTATTCTTTTATCAGTTACATCCATTAAACAGACCCCTAAATGAGGTGAAA